TAGTATGGGAAAATGATAATATAGCATGCTTATTTACCAAGACTAATGGATTTGTAATTATCATTAATTTGGGGCAATGGGGTTTACTTGCTAGTCAAACACCCGCCGTCGGGGGCTGGGAAAATCAACCCTCGTATGTGGCAAACAGGTGGTACCATGTAGTTATGACATTTCCCGGTGGAGCTGATGAAACATCGGGGGCTATTCCAAATTCCTACAATTGTGAATTACACATAGATAATGTAAAAATGGTAAGGAGTTTTCCCATTGGCTCCAATCAGAGTTCGTACGAGTTCATAGGTGGTACCAATACTCATGAAGTATATTGGAGTGGAGGGGGGAGATTTAGATTAGGTTCCGCAACTCAAAGTATACGAAATGTTTATATAGGTATGTTGGCTGTTTACATAGGATTTTCAGAAAAATCCCAAACGCCACTCGTCGCCGATTTATTCAATAACGGAAGTCCTCAAACAACCTTGCGTGTAAGTGGTTCTGCAAGTATTAACGAAGGTAATCTAATGATAAAAGATGGTGGTATTTTTCAAAACGGGCATGTGGTATTGGCGAATGATAGACGAGATTTATATGCAGATAATATAAATTTTACAGGTAGTCTCTACCAAAACGGCACAGTGTGGTCACCGGGAGCCAATTCTACAGGTCTCGATAGCACCGTTGGTATAGTATCGCGACCTAATATAGTCCAACTTGCAAATGGTCCGAGAGCGGAGCCGACCTCAACGACCGAGTATGAAAGTGAATCAAATTCGATGTGGGAAAATACCTATGTAACGTGCAGTTATGTATACAGTTGGAAATCTTACAACAAGGACGTACACATATTTAAAAGAACGGATACGACTACGAACGATTGGGTTTTAGATCAAACTATCCCGTACCCGAATGGGTGGTTTTATTTACCGGACGGAACCAAAATATTACCACGCGGTCACGGTACAAAAATAGTTTTATATAAAAATACACTTGCAGTTGGTGCACCTGGTACAGTTATATACGAGTCTGACAATATTAGATACTCGTGGCAAGGCGCGGTAGCGATCTATGGAAGAACCGGACCAACAACCCAATTTAATTTCGTTGAGTGGTTGATACCTAAATGTAAGGGAATATGGGGGGGTGCTGCAAATGGTGTACCGAGGGGTGGAATAGGTGATAACGCGTGTTATGGAAAAAGTATAGATATACACGAAAATTCCATCGTAATAGGTGCGCCATTTGCATCGGTAGTTCAAGATGATGACTATAATCATGGAAGAGTAGGTAAGCCGATTCATGGTTTTTATAATAGCACGGGGATTACAGATATTGATTCTTCAACTAAAACCTACGCTGGAATTACGTGTATTTCGCGTGATGGTTCACATCTTGTGGTCGGAGCACCGGGATATACACATACCACCACCACGACAGGTGGGCAGGTGAGAGTATTCACACTCGGAAACAATGGTGCAGGAGATTGGGTTAAAAAGGGTCAATCTTTATATGGAGGTGTGACTGGAGATGAATTTGGGGGAAGTGTTGCGTGTTCGGAAAATGGGACGCGTATAGTGTGCGGCGGGGGATGCGTGTGGGAGGCTCGTCCACATAAGGATGGAATATGGGCTGATGTAAGTGGTAATTTGACAACTTATTCTACGACTGGATTCGTTAGGGTATATGATTGGGACTCTACCACAAATTCTTGGATTCAAAATGGTTCTTTTTCGGGAAATGCAAATGAATTCCTCGGGGTAAGTGTATCAATGTCTGATGACGGAACACGTTTCATTGCCGGTGGTTATGGTTCCATAAGAATATACGAGTGGAATACTTCCACGAATTCGTGGAGTAATACGAATTTTTCCAAGACACCTCAGGCAAACTTATTCGGGTATGATGTCGCGATGAGCGGTGATGGTACGACGGCCGTTGTCGGGACTCCTAACAGTGACCCATTGTATTCATATGGGACGTATTCTAATTATTCGTCGACTGACATGTTACCACCCGTCATGACATCTACTGCTCAATCTGGATATGGGATATCTGGACACGTTGCAGCATCAGATATAGTAAATGCTTTTGATAGAAATGCGGGTACTAATTATAGCGGTGCCGGCGCCTACCCACTGTCATCGCAGTTCTCGTCGACTAATTATCAAAGAAGAACACCACCTAGTACTACATTTGCAGCGTATCCTATAACTTGGACAGGGGCGGGAACGTATAACGGGGCGTGGGTTCAGATACAATTACCATCTGCTCAACAGGTAGAAGGTATAATATTCAGACCTACGGGACCCGAGACGATTCCAAATGAAATACGATTACTTGGAAGTAATGATGGAACTAATTGGAATATTGTATTTTCGACGGATGACCCTATAACTGCATCCGGTTCGGGAAACGCGATGAATCCCGTTGTTATAATTTTTAATCAGCCTTCGGCGAGTTATTTATTTTATACTTTCATATGGGAGAAAATTCCGGACACCGGTAATTTCCTTCCACGTTTATCTTCGTTTAATGTTATAAAATATACTGGAAGTGGTGGGGGTGGGGGTGGGGTAGCTCTCGGGGATAGCGAGGTATCCATTTATAAACGTGATACTAGTACTTATCAATGGAGCCAGACACAGACTATTCCGACGAGTGTTGGGGGGACAAGACTTGGAATTAGTGTAGCTATATCACAAAATGGTGGGCGGATAGCTGCGGGTGAGCCGGAATATGGGAGCGGCACTGACAAGGATGGACGAGTGAGGGTATTCCAGGACAATGGAAGTGGTGTTTACTCGCTCCTCTATAATATTGGAAATTCCGACCATGCTCAAAGTTTAACAGGTACAGGTTCCGCGTTCGATACCAATGGATATTTTGGTTCATACGTTGGTTTAAGTTCTGACGGTAATATTCTTGCGGTAGGTTCAAGGAATGCACGAGCACCGCACGGTCAAACTTACGGAATAATAAGAAAATATATTTATAATTCTACTTATCAGTATGGGGCGCGGTGGGAGATTGGAGTTAATTATATACATGAATACGGAGATGATGGTTACCCAGGAGGATCGGGTGTATTTGGTGATGGCAGTAACATGACTTCCTTAGCGGGTGACGGTATACGATTAGCGATGGGAGATATAGTATATAACGCGAGCTGGATGTCGTCTCGAGTATATGTACGCGATGACATCCCAGTATCCGGGGTACCGACGATAAGTGCTTGGTCTATGTACCCTATTTTTACTCGTACTTATGGAACTTTCGGCATTAACGTCCGCGACGGTGGTAACGGGTGTATTGAATTTTGGTATAGAGATACTGTTGATGATGCTACTTCTACGTGGACGCGGACATCCGAATTTTATAACACGGAACAAATGTCAGATATACACGACAGCTCAATGACCAGTGTTTATGAGAATCAATATAGAACAAACATAAATTTTAGATACGATAGGTGTTATGGTCCGTTGTTTGGTAATTCTGTGTCTATAGACGGCGATACAGCGGTAGTGAGTGCACCTAGATCAAGTTTAGGATCTACTGGAGGTGGAAATTGGTTAAATTATATGCGTGGTGCGGTTTTTATTTATAGAAGAACCACACCTGGAGATAACACTTCAACCTGGACACAATTAACCCAAGCTGAATATTTACCATTGAACGCTACGTCAAATGCTGCTACGGCAAATACGCGATATTATCAAGATCGTCTTCACGCTGGCACGACTGTAACAACGAGTGGTTCTCCTTATAATGTTGCTCGAAATACTACGTCGACTACTAATAGTACCACCCTTGGAAATCAATTTGACCCGGACCAAAGAACCTTTCCTGTTTTAGGATATAAAAGTTCTTACGACGAATTCGGATTCAAAGCGTCGTTGAAACAGGCGTCACCTATGAATTTTGGTGCAAATTGTATTGTTAGAGGAGATTTTATATACGTGGTATGCCCAAATTGGGTTGATACCTCGGGTAGTTGGGAAGCTTCCTTTAGTGATGGTACATGGCCCGGTTATGTCGACGCCAGCGGTGGAAACGCGAGTAATAAATTTTCTACCGTGATTTTAATATATAAACGTATAACGTCGGGAGATTCTACGTCTGCATACCAATATCATGATGCACTTTGGCCACAAAAAGGTCAATCGGAATTTGATAGATTTGTAGAATGGTGGCACCCATTTACATGGGTAGGGGGGGGATATGGATCAAGTACTACTTTTCCAGTTTCGAATGGATATAGATATGACCATGGATACCATCAGCTAGATGTTAACCGAGAAAATAGTGTTATGTTTTTTTCACTTCCACATAATCAAGCCCAAAGGCAACAGTACCCTTCTCCTAGTGCCTCGGTCAGTTGGCCCGGTTCTTATATGGATAATGGATCTAGGTCCAAAGTTATGATATGGACCAGAGATCCATCCGATGATAATAATAAATTTTCCTTAGCGCGGTATCAAGGCACCTCAGCTGGTCCTATATTTGATGGGTTGGGGTTGGGTCCGAGTGTTTGGTCGAATCGAATTATGTATGGTTTTAGATACACAGACACCACCACCAATTTAAAAGGGCTCACGATTTTATTTGATACGTCAGATGCGACGGGTGTTATAGGAACTTTTATTGCAGACAGGATTAAAGTGATGAATCCTATAGGACAATACAAATACGTTTCGGCTGACAGTACACCGATGACGCTAAATAGTACATCGGTATTAAGTATTATTAGCGCTAATATAACACCTGCTATAAGACGAATAAGTGTATACGCTCAATTTGATGTAAAGTTTGCAAATAGCGGTGATAGTTTTGACTTTCAACTTTATAGGGATGATATCCCCTTAGGAAATAAGCTTAGATACGATGCTTATTACGAATCTGGTAGAGGTGAAACTCAATATATCTACTGGGTAGACACGGCGGTTCCGTTACATAACCCTATTTCATACCATTTGAAGGGATATGTATCCCAGGGTACAGCAACCATAGGTGAACACGGTATATCTATACATGTGCAAGAAATAGCTTAATAAATTTAAATATATATGATAAGAATGGACGAAGAATATTTAGAAGAATATTTACCGAATAAGACGTCTAAATTAACGATAATTCCAGAAATAAAGGATATGATGTACATCATATGTAAAAGTACACTAAAAATAGAATGTAAAATTTACATTGACACAGATACCGAATCGTCGTTATCCAACATACGAACGTTTCCATTTGAAAAATATGAATATATCAAATGTTCGGAAGATATCAACGTATCGGAACTAAAAGTTGTTATGGAAGATGATACTATGAAAGTTGTACCAGATTTGGAGGTACACATGAATATAGTTAGAAAAAAGCGTAACGAACTTTTGAACGAGAGTGATTACGTGACATCCACAGATTTTCCATTCGTGTCTAATGAACATAGAGACGAATGGTTAGCATACAGACAGAAGTTACGGGACATACCCACAACAATACAAGACGTAACAAACCCTTTGTGGCCAGAAAAGCCGACGCATATTAAAGGAGATATTACATTTATATCGGAAGATGTCGATCGTGAAAAATTAAAAACAACAAATTTACAAGAACGAATATTAGTCATGGAACAAGCGTACCACGCCTTATTAGAACGTGTTTCGGATTTGGAAAATCAAACGTAACATGTGAAGATAATTCATGTGGTACGGTTGTGATACTTACCTCTTAATCGCATCCATCGCAGCGAGTGCGATGACTCCCACGATGAAAAACATGACTACAAAATTACACTCTGTGTTTTCATCGCTGACAGTCGGCTCAATTTTTTTATACTTTACCCGCTCTGGTTCCTTCTGACGGTCCCGCTGGATAGGTAGCGGATCGTCGAAGTCAATCGGACTGTATCCTATCATTTATATAGGTTTACAAATTAATTTCAACTTTCTTCTTACGACCCTTCCTACCCTTGGCCGCGGGCATCTTAACTTCCTTAACCTCATCATCACCATTATCCTCATCACCCTGTATGGAGACTATATCGGAAATGTCATCATCTTCGTCTATAGATGTCTGGGGTTGGAGAGATGTCGTGCTCATGGGTGGTGCGGGAGGCATCATGATATTCCCCATGAGACTCGAGATATCAAGTCCAGGTCCCTGCATCTCGCGGCGCTCCCCTGGAGCCGCGGCGGAGGAAGAGGCTGCGTCAGATTTAGACACGGTATTTTGAACCGCGCTCATCATATTTTGCATAAGACCTGGATTCTGTTTCATCACATCGTTCATATTTGGCATGACCTGTTTGAACATCGAATTTGTTAAGTGAAACATCATAGCTGAACCACCGAGCATCATTATGAGCTTAACCTCTGGTGCGACGTGCATCTTAGTTCGATATTTTACGTATAACTCTTCGAACACCTCATCATAGTCATCGACATTCTCCATCACATTTTCAGACCAACCCTCGAGTTGAATTTCGAATGGATTATACCGCTTGTTCATAAACTCTAAACCAGTCACACATGCTATGAGCATTCTCCTAGAAAATTTAACAGACTTATCTACGTCTATACTGTACGTTATCCGTTTCACCTCTGTACGTAACTCATCTACGGGGGAATACACATTCAGTCTCTTGTTCACCGCGAACCCCTTCTTTTCTAATCGCCCAAGCTTGTTCACGAGATCCGCCTTCTCTTCGTCTACTGTTTTGTACCCAGGAGAAGGTTGCTCCTCTACTTCACCGGGACCATAGTCAAACCCACCACCCATCTGAGGCGTTTCATCTTCGTATTCACCGTAATCTATGGGTGGTTCATTCTGAGGGGGTGGGGGTGCATTCGTCTTCGTGGGGTTCGCGAACGAATCTATATCCTCTTGAAAGGCTACACGTTTCACGGGCTGTGGTTCAGGCGATAATCTGGAACGATTCATCATCTGAGGTCTCGGTGGTTTTGCGAAATCTAAGCTGATCTCATCTAAGATGGCTTGCTCATTGTCGTCTAATTTCATGACGTTGCTGTCATTACGCTCGATAACAATTTCACCGTCCATTAGTATCTATATTGAAACTAATCTTTTCTCTTTAACGCACTTTAATAAAAATGTCAGTACATAGTAAAT